AAAGAGGCGGCCTAACATGCCTTCTCGTCCAACACGGAGAGTCCCTTCGGGGACTCTCCGACCAGAAGAGATAGACTTGGCCGCAAAAGGCAAGAACGTTGAGAGCCTGAAAAAGTCTCGGGCGATCAGAGAAGAGTTCTTGTTGCGGTTTGGACAAATCCCTTCATCCATTCTCAGATACGACAGAAGGATGGATATTGAAGACCCAGTTATATCTGAACATGGTAGAAGTTACACCGAAACATTTACTCCTACTTCAAAAGACTTCTCCGATCCAACTGCTTTCTTGAAAGAGCACAACTTCCATATAAGTGGCAGTGGTGTCAAGAAGGGAGCCTTATCCACCTTTCCCCACAATATAGGCAGAATTGTCATAGAGGTTCTCTCCGAGAGAGGTGACATAATTTATGACCCTTTTGCGGGGCACAACAGCCGTATGCAGTTATGCTTTGAAGCGTGGCGTAATTATTGGGGTGTTGATGTATGCATAGAGTTTATGACACACAATAGGGTACTCGCTGACTACTTGATGACAGGACAATATAAAGACAGTCCTTTTCAAGAGCGGAACCCATGTGAGATAAGGCTGTTTGTAGGCTCATCGAATAATGTACCATTCGGTGACAGTTTAGCAGATTTCACAATTACAAGTCCTCCATATTGGGACGTTGAATATTACGGCGATGAGGCTGAACAACTTGGGAACTGCAAAACCTATAAGAGTTTCTTGATGCACTTGTTAGACCATATGAATGAAAATTATCGGGTGCTCAAGCCCGGCGCTTTCTGCTGTTGGTTTATAAACGATTTCAGAAGGAAGGGAATATTTTATCCCTACCACATTGATGTATTTCGTTTGTTAGAACAGGCGGGATTTATGCCTTGGAACATTTACATTGTAGACTTAGGAAGCTCTCTTGGCGAGTGCTTCCTGCAAAAGATAATGGAGACCAAGATATTTGCAAAGCGCCACGAATACTGCGTGGTGGTGAGGAAACCACAATGAAAAGACATATTGAACCAAAGAGGCTGTTGAAGTACACGTTGGACAAAGTACCCGGCATTTCAAAAGTCAATATGCCTATAAATAGTCAAATCCTACACATTGACGAACAACGAGGCAAAATTTGTCTGTGGGTGGAAGTGTTTGATGACAGAAAGGATACTGAAACGCGGATCTTTTCGTCCCTGAACACAGGAGATTATCTTCCAGATTGGACAGAGATAGAGCACATGGGCACTGTCAAATTACATGGAGGAGACACCATCATTCATGTATATGAATTAGCTGAAGTGGGAGGATAGAATGTCAACACCATTTGAGGCAAAGAAACTACTGAAGGTTTTGTCTGACGTTAAACCCGGTCTCCAGAAGAAAGAGGGAGTCGATGTAGAGACCGCATTGAATCTCGCTCATTTCGTCTTCACCGGAGACCGGGTTATCACAACAGACAAGGCAATATTAATCTCAGCACCATTTGAAACAGATTTCGCTTGTTCGGTTTTAGCAGACCCTTTTTTCGCTGCCATTTCAGCGATTGGACCAATGCCTGCCGACATGCGGCTTGAAAACGAACACCTTATAATCGAAGCCGACAACGTGAACGCAAAGATTCCCATAAAAGGAGACTATGACTTAGACAAGCTCATGGAAATCCTCGAACTCACAGACGTTAAATGGTATCCATTGCCAGAGGATTTTGTTGAGGGTGTGCGTCTTTGTCAATTCTCAACCTCACCGAACGCGACAAGTAACTTCTTCTGTGTTCGGTGTGAAATGGATGTTGCCCTATCATGTGACAACAAGAGGGCAAGTAAGTTCACGTTCTCAGATCAAGCGGCATTTGTTGACGACCCTATGTTGTTGCCCCGAACAGCAACGAAAGAACTCGTCAACTACCCGGTCACTGAGTACAGCGTTCCCGTTGATGGTAGAGTCCACTTTAGAACAGAAGACGATGCCATATTTTCAACCAGTATGATGACGGGCAAATTCCTAGACATCTCAGAGTTCTTCAATATCGAAGGGCAGACAGTTGAACTACCTAGTGCTCCTCTCCTTGAAGCCTTGAAGTGTGCTATGCCCCTAGTCAAACAAGAGAGAAGCGTTCGGTCTGTCACAATCTCCATATCTGGGACAACTCTCTTTGTGAATGCATCAGGAGCAAGGGGTTCCCTCAATCAAAGGGTTCTGCTGGAGCAAAACACACCGGATATAAAGTTTATGATAAACCCAATATTCTTGGGCGACATCTTGGAGAAGTCTACGACCGCCACTGTTGGTAGAGACCGGATTCTGTTCTCCCGTGAGGATGGAAAGTTTATCCATATTGTAGCGCGTTCGGTAGAGGACCAATAATGCTGCAAGAGGGTTTCTTTAGTGATAAGGAGTTGGACGAGATTTCAATAGGCGTAAAGCCCAAATCTTCGTTTGCTCCTGGCACTCCTGATTGTGATGCTTGTGGTCTTTGGAAGACATGCAAAAGTCCAAAGATGAAAGCATCGGGTCAGGGCAAAAAAGGCATCTTAGCTATTGCAGAAGGACCGGGTGCAGAGGAAGACAAACAAGGAACCCAACTTGTCGGAGACGCTGGAACATTCTATCGAAACAAGTTAGCAGCACATGGTATTGATCTCGACCGGGATTGTTACAGAATAAATGCTATCAACTGTAGGCCACCGGATAACAGAAAGCCCAGCTCTAATGAATTGCTATGCTGCAAGCCTATGGTTGACCAAGCAATCAAAGACTTGAAGCCTCAATTTATCTGGCTTTTGGGAGGTAAAGCAGTTGAGCAATGGTTAATGGGGCGATTCAAAGACAAGTCGATAAGTAGATGGAGAGGACTCTGCATCCCTGATCTAGACTATGATGCTTGGGTAATTCCCCAATTTCACCCCTCATATCCAATGCGTTTTGAGCGGGATGAAAACCTACATACCACATTCGACCGCGATCTGTCTTTCGCTATTTCTTGTCTCAATAGGCCTCATTACACACGTTTTGAACACGAACAACACGTCCAAGTCATATACAACGCAGATGATATTGTCTCGAAACTCGTGGAGATTAAGGAACGCAAGCCCAAATGGATTATGCATGATTACGAGACAACTGGTCTCAAGCCCCATCGCAAAGGACACCAAATAGCCTGCGCTTCAATCTATATGCCAGAAGATGATATGTCCTACGCTTTTCCAATACAATACTTGGGACACTTTGCTATTGAGGACCAACAAGAGATCATCGGACACTTAGTTGCCATACTAGAAGACCCCGACATCGGAATTACCTCACACAACCTCAAGTTTGAGAAATCATGGTCACGTAACATATTTGGAGCAGAACCCACAAACGAGATAGCCTGTACCCAGGTTAACTCCCATATCTGTGACAACCGGGCACGTTTCTCCTCTCTCAAAGAACAAGTATTTATGCATTGGGGCATTTACGGTTACGATTCAGAAATGCTCAAGTACACAAAATCCACTACGAAGGGGGGAAATGCTTTTAACCGGATACATGATGCTCCTCTCAGCAAACTCCTTCTTTATTGTGGACTTGACTCATTCCTCGCAGGACGCCTGCATTTACGCCAACAAGAAACGTTTGAAGCAATCCCATGCTTGGGAAAAGCGAGTGTGTTTTTCACAGAAGGATTAAAGGCACTTGCAGATGCCGAAGAAAACGGGATGCATGTAGACGAAACCTACTATAATGAGGAAGGCAAACGATTAACAGCAAAGGTGCTGGAACTAGACAAAGAACTGCTGCTAGGACAGGAAGGCATGGCATTTCAACGGCGCTATGGCAGGCCACTCGACCTGAATGGCCAAAATGACCTGAAAGCCCTGTTTTATGAAGTGCTGAAACTACCTGAAACGCGCACAGAAAAGAGTGATAGATTTCCAAAGGGAAGCCTATCACTCAGTCAGGCCACCATTGAACAACTCGATTCAGATTTTGCTAGAAAGCTGGTGGTAAGACGACAGACCCTAAAGATAAGGGACACGTATCTTGCCAACTTTATGAGGGAATCAGTCGATGGCATCATGCATCCCTTCTTTAATTTGCACATACCGGTGACATTTCGGGGAAGTGCATCAAACCCATCTTTTCAGAATATCCCTGTACGTGACGAAGCATCTAAGAAGTCCGTACGTCGGGGATTAAAAGCTCGGCGCCGTCATCAAATCTTGGAAGTTGATTATGGAGGTATTGAAGTCTGCTCAGCCGCTTTCTACTCAAAAGACCCCGTATTGATGGAGTATATAGGTGACCCAGCAACCGACATGCACAGAGACCAAGCAATGCTTCTATTTCTACTGGATAGCCTACAGGCAACAAAAACCATTCGCTTTTTTGCCAAGAATGACTTTGTTTTCCCCGAGCTTTACGGCAGTTATTGGCGGTCTTGTGCAAAAAGTCTATGGAATGAGGTTGTAATAGCAGGAATCACTACGTCTGAAGGAATAACAGTACGTCGCCACTTAGCAAACAAGGGCATCAACACTTATGAGCAGTTTGAGGCACATGTAAGGGAAGAGGAGAAACACTTTTGGGAACGCTTCCATGTCTTTAGAAAATGGCAACAAGAAACCCAAAATTTCTACTTACAAAATGGTTATGTTGAAATGCTCACGGGATTTCGTTGCTCTGGCTATATGTCATTCAACGATGTCATTAACTACCGCTGCCAAGGTACCGCTTTTCACTTACTGCTTTGGAGCCTCATAGAGATAAACAAAATACTCAAGAGAAGGAAGACACTATCACAAATTATCGGACAGGTCCATGACTCAATCGTATTTGACATGCACCCGTCAGAGCAGGAGTTCCTACTTGATTTGTGCCAGTACATTATGTGTGAGAAGATTAGGAACGTCTTTCCATGGATCAACGTTCCATTAACAATCGAACCCGAGATTGCTCCGATTGATGGTAGTTGGTATGAGAAAGAGGAAATAAAATTGGCAGCATGATTGATGATTACATCGAAGACACTGATTCGGTAAGATATACAAGACGGTGGATATTTGAGCCTGAGCAAATCAAGAAAGGTTCTATTTGCCCCGTCTGTGACCAAATTGTCCGGGAATACAAGCGCAAGTTAAATTCAGGTATGGCTACCTCACTTATATGGTTATACCATGAAACGTCTCCTACTTTTGGTTTTATACATGTTCCATCAAAAGCCCCTAGATATGTATTAACAGGAAGCCAGCTTCAAAAACTATTCTGTTGGCAGTTAATTTTACCCGAACCAAATAAGGATGATCCTGCAAAGAAGTGTTCTGGTAAATGGTGTATAAACAATAAAGGCATCAACTTTGTTTGTGGGCGCAGCGTAGAACCAATGTATATTTACATATACAACGGAAAAGTAAATGCCTTTTCAGAGAGGACAACGACAATACAAGAGGCTCTGGGAAATAAGTTTCATTATCAACAAATGATGCAAGCCAACTGGAGGGAGTATTTAGATGCCGTTACACACGAAATACAGACCGGCGACCTTTGATGAGTTTTACGGCAATGATGAAACCGTAGAAACTCTTAAAATCAGACTGGCAGGACAAGATCGTCCACAAGCATTGTTATTCACAGGGCCCGCGGGGTGTGGCAAGACCACTCTTGCTAGGATAGTTGCCTCTGTGCTCGAAGTACACCCAGGCAACATCGAAGAATACAATACGGCAAACACTAGGGGCATCGACACGATACGAAACCTAGATGTAGAAAGCCGACTAGCTCCTATGTCAGGAGGCAGATTCAAATTCTACCTACTTGATGAATGCCACAAGCTGACAAATGAGGCACAAAACGCACTCTTGAAGTTGCTTGAAGAACCACCAAAATCGGCATTCTTTACTCTCTGCACAACTAACCCCGAGAAACTGCTTGATACTTTCGATCAACGATGCCAACGGTATAAAGTGGGAAAGCTGTCACTGCATTTGATTCGGCGCCTACTGTTAGAAGTGTGTGAGAAAGAGGGAATCCCAGACTACCCACCACAAGTGCTGACTAAAATTAGTGAAGTTGCTGATGGTAGTCCCCGACGCGCCTTGATGTATTTAGACAAGGTCATTGAATTGATTGATGAAACAACTGCCATGTCTGTATTGTACCGGGACACTGTTGATGAGGAGGGAATCCTCGAACTTTGCCAGACATTACTTCTTAACCAAGAGGGCAAATGGGAGCAAGTCAGAAACATCCTGTTAAAGATGCCCGAAGCAGCAGAGGAGCCCGAAAAAGTACGCTACAGCATTCTAAAATACATGTCTAAAGTAGCCCTGGGTAGCGATGCCCCACGAGTAATTCAAATGATCGGACTCTTCTTTGACTCTTATATGTACGTGGGAAGAGCCGGTTTAGTATGGTCTTGTTACAAGGCATGTAAGCTCTAGATTTCGCTTGACAATCAAAAGCGTTATGATAATGACAGACAGCGACTCGCTTGATTTCAAATCCGATGAAAACATAGATACGTACAATCTCGATTATGAATGGAGCCGCCAAGCTAAGGTTTATAATAGATGGGGAAAGGAATGGGCAAATGCAGTTAGAGCGGCAAAACGCGCTTACGCTAAGAGAAAAAGGGTTAAAGCTAGAATCGTCAAAGCTGTCAATAAAAATCCTACGCTTCACGAATGGAATGAAGATAAAGCCCCCACAGTTTCATTCCTTGATAGTATCATCCGCCTCGATCCACTATTTATCGAAGCCGACAACACGTACATAGACGCAGACTATCACGCCAGATTGATGGAGATCGCCAAGGATTCAATGCTCCATCGAAGAAAGGCTCTCGAAGCCTTGGTTGATCTCCACAGAATGAACTATATTGCGGAGGGAGGTGTGCCTAAACAGGTTACGGATAAACTTATGGCAATCAATGCCCAAAGAATGTGTGATGAAATGGCAGACGATCCGACCATAAAGCTAAGTGGACGGCGTCCAGAGGGAGGGTAAGAGATGGCGATGCGCTCTGGTGTTCGGGAAGCAACAGACGAACAAATGGATAAAGATTTAGCGGGTCAAACTCAACAGAGTTATGACGATAGGGACAAGTCGGGGAAGTTTGGCAAGATTTGGGTTGCCCCCCTTCCCGCTGGTTTTAAAGAGTGGAAGGTAAAAGAAGGTGAGCATTATCTTGATCTTGTTCCTTTCTTAGCGGGCCCCTACCATCCACAACGTAATGAAAAACAAATCTCATACAACTTAGATTTGTGGGCACATAGAAACATTGGGGCCAGAGAGGACAACTGGATATGCCCACTGCGTACACAGCGATTGGATGGCACTCCCATAGGACCTTGTCCAATTTGTGAGTTTCAGAAGTACCTTGTTGCTATGGATGTACCTCCAGAAAGAGCGGAAGCACACAAAACATTAATAAAGTCATTGAATCCAAGCCGCCGTTGCATCTACAATGTTTGGATACACGACGATATTAGGGAAGAAGGACTGGGAGTGCAAGTATGGGAAATAGCTCATTGGTTCTTTGAGAAGACGGTCATTGAACTTGCTCGACTACCAAGAGGTGGTGGCCTGCTTCCGTTTTCCCACTCTAAAAAGGGTAAGACTATAAGGTTCACCAGAAAAGGGATGAAAAACACAGAATTTCTGGCTCATCAATTCATGGACAGGCAGCAGAACATTCCACAACTTGTCTTAGATCAAGCATGGGCTTTAGACACATTAGTTAAGTGGCCTACTTACCCAGAACTATGGAAAGCCTTCTTTGATGAAGATTATGTAGAGGGAATGGCAATGCCCATGACAGCACCTGGAGTTAAGATGGAGACCAGGGAGGTCGAACACGCAAAGGTAGATACCGCTACCGATCCTGTTGCTGACGCCCAAAGGGCGAGGGAGGACTTCCCAGCAGGAGAACCCGCTGCTGCAACAGAGGTTTCCGGTGCTGCTTACGTTGTCCCAGAAAAAGAGCAGCCTCCTAAAGAGCAGACCCCTTCCAAGATAGAGGATGACATCCCTTTTAAAGAACCCCAGCAAGAAGCATCTACCGCTGCCGAGCCTGTTACTCAGCCGGTTGCCGAGCCTGCTGCCGAGGCCACTCCCGAAACTACTCCTACTACAAGTGGTTGTCCTGCTGGGGCAAAATTCGGTGTTGACATTGATCGTAAACCCGAACTTTGTGATAACTGCGATCAATGGGACCCCTGCTATAATGAAAAGCGGCGTCTTAGACAACTGGCAAAACAACAACAGAAAGAACCAGCAAAGGAGCAACAAGAACCAAGAAGAGGTAGAGCAAGTGGTGTTTAATGGTGAAGACCCAAAAACTGAAGTAAGAAGGGGCCGACATATAGCACGCCAGGTCGAAGACGAATTGGATAGGGAACCCGAAGGAATGCCTCTTAATCTAGAGGCAAAATGGGACAATATCATTTCGTCTGGATCAAC